CACCTGACGCATCCCGTGCTCAGTCCGACGAGGGGCTGGGCGATGCGGGCAAGAAGGCGCTCCAGGAGGAGCGCCGCAAGGCGCGGGCCGCGGAGAAGCAGCTCAGCGAGCTGCAGAAGCGGTTGCAGGAGTTCGAGGACCGCGACAAGACCGAGGCGCAGAAGCTCGCCGAGCGGGCCGCTGCCGCCGAGAAGTTGGCCGCGGACGCCCAGACGGAGCTGATGCGCTACCGGGTCGCGGCCGACAAGAAGCTCCCCGCCGAACTGGCGGCACGTCTTCGGGGCTCGACACCGGAGGAGATGGCGGCGGACGCCGACGAGCTTCTCGCTCTGCTCAACGCCCAGCAGCAGCGGCAGACGCCGAACTACGACGGCGGGGTGCGGCAGACCGCCCGCCCCACCAGCATGAACGACCTGATCCGGCAGACGGCCGGTCGGGGCTGACTCATCCCCGGCGCGGCACGGTCCGGCCGGTATCTCTGAAGGAGGGGCCGGACCATGGCCTACAACAACCTCACGTCGCGTACCGACGCCCAGGCGCTCATCCCCGAAGAGGTCTCGTCCGAGATGCTCGGCAAGGCGACCGAGCAGTCCGCGGTGCTGCAGCTGTTCCGCCGGGTGCCGGTGCAGGCCGGACAGGTCCGCTTCCCGGTCCTGTCGGCGCTGCCGATGGCCTACTGGGTCACCGGGGACACCGGTCTGAAGCAGACCACCGAGGTCAACTGGACGAACAAGTACCTGAACATCGAGGAAATCGCGACGATCATGCCGGTGCCGGACAACGTCCTCGCCGACGTCGACGCGAACATCTGGGACACCGCGATGCCGCTGCTCGTCGAGGCATTCGGCCGCGTCCTGGACACGGCCGTGTTCTTCGGTACGAACGCGCCCGCCTCGTTCCCGACGAACGTCCTGACCGCCGCCACGGCGGCCGGGAACTCCGTCAACGAGGGAACCTCGACCACGGCGCAGGGCGGCTTCTTCGGCGACATCGACAAGTTGTACGGGACTGTCGAAGAGGACGGCTTCGACATCACCGGCTTCGTCGCCGCCACCTCCGCGAAGGCGAAGCTGCGGGCCGCCCGCGACACGCAGGGCCGCAAGCTCGACGACGGACGCGTCTCCGGCAGCCTGGACTCCATCGACGGGTTCCCCGTCATGTACCCGATGCGCGGCCTCTTCCCGGTCGCCGGCGGGGCCGGCGTCGACGGAGTCCGCCTCTTCGCGGGCGACTGGAACCAGTTCATCGTCGGCGTCCGCCAGGACATCACCATGAAGGTGCTCGACCAGGCGGTCATCACCGACAACACCGGGGCGATCATCTACAACTTGCCCCAACAGGACATGACGGCGATCCGCCTGACCTTCCGGGTCGGCTGGCAGGTCGCGAACACCCTGAACAACGACCGGCCGACCGAGGCCAGCCGCTACCCGGTGGGCGTCCTGAAGACCGTCGGCGCCTGACCGAACCCGCACTCGCCGCCCTGACGCCAGCCGGGTGTCGGGGCTTTGACATGGGAGGTACCGGCCGTGGCCGAGTCCAAGAACACGAGCAGCAGGCAGAGCAAGGCGACGCAGGGCACCCCGGACGACGGTGTCGCCCAGGAGATCCAGCGCGTCACTGACGAAGCGGAAGACAAGGGGTACTTCGGCACGGCGGTCGATCCGACTCCGACCGAGAATTACACCCTCAAGGGCGTCACGTCGGGAGCGCCGACGCCGGAGAGCGACCCGGAGTACGCCCGCGAGGTGCGGCAGAAGCTCGACGACGACGCACGCCAGCGCTGACGGGGGGAGGCGGTCGCCGTGGCTCTTCCTCCTTTGGCGACGGTGGCCGACCTCGCCGCGATGCTGGGCCGCACCTTCACCCCGGTGCAGGAGGCCCAGGCCCAGGCGTTGATCGAGCAGGCCAGCAGCGTGGTCCGGGCGTATCTGCGGCAGGACGTCACCCGTGCGACGAGCACGGTGACGCTGCCGATGCGCCGTGCGGATCCGGTGCTGTCCCGTTACGGGGGCGTCATCTCGCTGCCGCAGCGGCCGGTGGCGGAGGTCACTGCGGTGTCGATCAACGGCACAGCAACGTCCGACTGGTGGCTGGACGGCTCGGAGGTCCTGGTCCGCTCATGGACGTGGGCTCATCCGCCGGCGGCACACCAGGCGCCTCGCGTCACCGTGACCTACACCCACGGCTATGACGAGGTGCCCGGCGACATTGCGGCGATCGTTCTGCAGGCCGCGAACCGGATGATCGTCAACCCGTCGCAGCTTCGGTCGGAGACGGTGGGCGGCGAGTCGGTCACCTACCTGATGCCGAACGGCGGGGAGGCTCTGGGTGTCCTGCTGAGCGGTCTGGAGAAGAAGGCCCTGGACCGCTACCGGCGCACGTCGGGCACGGTCCGGCTTCGGAGCCGCTGATGCTGTACGAGCAGAGCATCACCATCGTCCGTCCGGGCTCAGCTCAGGACGAGTACGGCAATGAGAAGGACGACTGGGGTGCGGGAGCTGACCGGATCACAGTCGATGGTGTGAACGTGCAGCCCATGGGTGGCTCCAGCGAGGACACCGACGACAAGCAGGTTGTCGTCACCGGCTGGCGTCTGTTCACGCCGCGCGGCATGGACCTCGACCTTCGGGAGACCGACCGCGTAGAGGCCTGGGGCACGACCATGCAGGTCATCGGCAAGGTCGCCCGCTGGCCCGCACCTGGCGGCGGCGTCCACCACGTCGAGGCGGACCTTCAGGAGGTCGACTGATGGCCAGAGGAAGCGGACGCGTCCGCTACACCGTGAATCCCCGCATGTTCGGCGAACTGGCCCGCAGCAACGAGATGCGCGAGCTGCTGCTGGACGCCGCACAGCGAGGGGCCAACTCTGCCCGCGCTATCGCGCCGGTCTACGCCGGCCCGACATGGAACCCGAATGTGTCCCGGCATGGCGAGTACCGCAGCTCGATCTACTCGGCGGTGTCGATGCAGCCGAACGGCTGGCGAGCAGAGTTCGGGGCGGCTGCACCGTGGGCACTGCAAGTCGAGTTCGGCACGGGCCAGCGTGGAAGCGTCCAGCGCCGCGACCGCCGCGGGCGGTTCATGACCAGCGCCCGCAGGCCACAGCTGGGCTGGTCTCCGAAGTGGCGCACCCTTGGCCGCGCCCTTGATTCCCTGAGGAGCAGGTAATGCCCCGCATCCGATTGGCCTACTGGTACAAGGATCACGCCCCCGGTGACGAGGTCGAGGTCCACGACGACGAGTTCCGCGACCTTTCCCGCGACGGTCGGGTCGCCGAAGTCCTCACCGAACCGGAGCCTGAGGCCGGCCCGGCGCCTGTGGCGGAGGCGGAGGCCCCTGCCCAGCCCGATCCGACGGTGGACACCGCAGGGGAGCAAGCCCCGGCCGAGAGTTCGGGCCGTAGGCGGCGATGAGCAGCCCCCTGCCCGTCGTCCGGTTCCCTGACGCGGAGCAGGTCACTACCGCCTATCTGCGCGGCAAGCTCCCCGCCGGGACGGTCGTCGGTACCGAGTGGCCAGACGACCTGGAGTCTCGCCTGCCTAGCGGGATCGTCTCCGTGACCCGCGGTGGTGGGGCGGTCGACCTGCCGTTCGTCACCGAGGACGTGACCCTCGACATCGACGTCCTGGCGGCCACGAAGAAGCAGGCCCACGACTTGGCGCAGGCGGTGAGGGGCTGGCTGTACGCCGCCTCTCGGGAGCCTACGCCGGGCGCCCGGATCTACCGGGTGCGCGATGTGTCGCTGGTGTGGCTGCCACACCAGCCATCAGCGGAGACCGACCCGATCCCTCGGTACGTGCTCGTCATGGAGCTGCGTATCCGCCCCGCGTAAGACCCAACCCGCACCCACCTTCCGTACACCCGCCGGCGAGCGCTGCGCGGGTCCTCGCCATGCCTGGAGGCATCCGTGGCGCTCAACGCTGACAACGTGCGCGTTGGTCTGAACGGCAACATCTACCTGGCCCCGAAGGGGACCACAGCACCTACCGATCTCGACGCCGCCTGGGGGGCCGGCTGGGTCGACCTGGGCTACCTGTCCGAGGACGGGGTGTCGATGGAGTACTCGACCGACACCGAGGACATCAACGCCTGGCAGTCCCTCTCGCCCGTCCGCAAGGTGCTGACCGGCGTCGACATGACGCTCGGCTTCACCGCGATCGAGCTGAAGACCGCGACGGTCAAGCTCTACTTCCCCGGCTCGACGATGACGGACGTGTCGGGCACCGTCCACAAGCTCGACATCCCCGCGGCGCCGACGCCGGACGAGCGGGCGATCGGCCTGGAGTGGGTCGACGGCTCGATCAAGAACCGGCTCATCATCCCGCGTGGCGAGGTCACCGAGCGCGGCGCCATCACGATCGGCCGCTCGGACGC